TCCATTCTTTTTAGCCTATCAAAGTAAATGCTATATTGATTTGGATTAAAAAAACCTTTATCGGGTAAATCAGTGCCTTTATAATTAGGATTAACCATATTAACACTAATTTTCAAATCATCAGGTGCATCTTTAAATAAACTAAAATCAGAATATTTACCTACATATTTTTCACCAAAATCTTTTGTTTTTGTAAAACTTTCTAAAAGTTTATCACTTAATGGCAGTATTTCAAATTGCTCATTAAAACTATCTGTGTTTAACAAATTGTTAAGTTGAAAACTGTTTAAATTTGCTAAGTTTCCTTTACCAAGATTGTTTAGAGTTCCTTTAATGCCTCCAGTTCCTTTTGGTATAATAAGGTATTGTGATCTTTTTTGTGCTTTTTCTTGATCTTCTTTTTTTCTACTTAAAGCAAATGCACCAGCTTTTGCCCTAGTTGCTTTTGCCTCTGCAACTGCTCTTCTGAAGTCGGGCATTGCTGCCTCTCCAGCCTCTCCCGTCGCTCTTAATATATTGCTAATATCAAAACCTTTTCCAGCTCTGTTTTGCATAAGTGCTAGACCAAAAGACATCAATGCTTGTTTTGTATCTGGATCACCTGATATATCTAAACCAGTAGCTTCACCAAATTCGTTAATGTAGTCTTTAAATTCTTTGGCTTCAGATCCTTTTCCAGACGCTTTTAAAAATTCTTGAAGTGCTGTCTTTGTGGCTTCTTGAGCCGCAGTAAGATTCTCTTTTTCAGTTTCGTCTGCCTCTTCTTGTATTCCAACAACATCTTCTTCAGGTCCAATTATGTTTTGTACACCACTTTTATCTATGGCTGCCACATCTTCTTCTATACTTGATAATTGATCATTTATAATTTTTGATTGTGCTAGATCGCTAAAATCATCTTGCTGTGTTTGTACTTGTTGTTGTTTCATTAAGTCTGCTGGCCTTGGTTCAGGCAACATTCCAGCTAAACCCATTAAAGTTGTTTGTGCATCTTGATCCAAGCCAGTTGGGATGCCAGTTACAGCTTGTGCAAATCCAGGAGATATGCCACCACTAGTTGGGCTACCACCCATTATTGTTCTTGCTTGTGCAGATTGTATTTTGCTTTCAGGAAAAAAAAGCGTTCCTAAACCAGTAGGTCTACTACCCATTTCTTGTGCTTCTTTAACATTTCTTGGTCTTGTAATACCCAAAGCTTTTCTTAACTCTGGTGAAACAATTTCAACTTGACTTAATCCTATTCTTTTTGGAGGTCTTGCCATCTTATCCTCTGTTCGCTGTAGGACCACCACTAAATGGTGCTATCTGTGATAGTGTGGTGTAAGCACCTATTCCTTGTAAAAACGGATTAGCAGCGGGTTGTGTAGCTTGTGTAAATGTTGACGGAATACTTGCACTAGGCATACCTTGTAACAAGTTTTGTCCTAATTGCAATCTAGTAAAAGGCTCTTGTGCTTGTTGTAACAAGTTCGCTCTTTGTGCGTCTAGCTCTGCTTGTTGTTGTCTTTGCCTTAAAGCACCTAATTGTGTTAATTGAGATATATCTGCTTGACCCAATGCTTGTTGCAAACGCCCTACATCACTTGTAGTGCCTGCTAAAGTACCAAAGGCTTGTCCAAGACCACCTGATAATCTACCTGCCTCTTGTGAGGCTTTTAATGCTTGTCCAAAGCCACTTGCCAACAACTTTGATAATGTATCTGCTTTTACTTGTTGTAATCCTCTATCTGCTTCTGCTCTTTGCACACCTTGTCTTGATCCACCAAACGCACCAGCACCAACGGCTGCGGCATCAGCTCTTGATCTTTGTTGTGCTGCTTGTCTGTCTAATTCATTTAATGCAACATCAATCACTTGTTGTTGAAAAGGATTTTGAAATTTTTGTATACTATCTGGTTGCAAGAAGGCAAGACCACTTGTAATTGCTTGTTGTCCAGCTAACGCTTGATCTCTCGCACCCTCAAGAAAAGGCCTTGCAGTACCGACCATTTGTTCGCCTAACTCTGCTGCTCTTGTTGTTAAGGGATCTGCACCAGCAATCTGTATTCCCGGCAAACCTAGCGGTTTATCTAATAAGCCAGGGGTGGTTTGATCTTCGCCATCAAATACACCAAATCCTGTCTGCAATAGTCTTTTTTGCAAACCTTCAAGAAAAGGTGGTAATCTTTGTATATTTTCATATGTAACTGTGCCGTTTGCCATTACGCCCTCGCCTCTAGTTTATCCATCATATCATAGGCTCTTTGTATTCCCTTTCTTTGGTTTCCATCACCTAACCCTTTTACTGCATCCTTTGTCAAAACAAACTCACCCGCCATCAACATAGCAGGTACGTCATCTTTTGTTCCAGAGCCTTCTGATGGATCTATACCACCATTACGTCTTGGAAAACTCATAGGATCACTTAAGCCACCATCTGCTGCAAATCTTATACCACCAAGTTGACCCCCTGGCCCACCAAAGCCGAATGGTCTTTGCTCAAACTCACGAGGTCTTTCTTCATCATCATCACCAGCTAATAATTGTGCTATCAAACCAGCAGTTAAGCCCTCGCCAAGCCTTGTATTTAATAATTTTGCAAATAAATTATCGTCTGCAACTCCAGCTGCTCTTAATAACTCTCCACTAAATGTTTTAGGGCTAACACCTTGTATTGCATCTTTTGCTTGTTCAATAGGAGGTTTACCACTTATTGGTGATGCTCCACCACCAATAGTTTGTTCGCTTCTTGTCATGGCAAAAGGTAGTTTTTGATCTTTTGGTGTTGCTCTAAATTTTGCAGCATCTGAAGCAACATTTTCTGGTCCAGTAAAACTATCTAATGCTGTACCAACTGCACCAGATATTAAAGCATCTCTTAGAGCATCTTTACTTTTACGACCAGAAGCTTTTGATCCTACAAATCCAAGTCCAGCTCTAACTAGAAATGGATTGTTCGCCAAAGCAGTTTTTGCAGCAGGTCCAAACAAGGCACCTAATCCTTGTCCTATGGCAGGTCCTGCAACGGCAGTTAAAGCTATTGGAGCTATTTTTTTTAAAAATCTACCTAAACTCATATTGTTACCTTATCTTATTTTAACAAATTCGTCTATACGCCTTTTAAATTCTTGACAAAGCACTTGTTGTTACCCTTGTTTTGGACAATTCTTGAATACTAGCCACAACATGCAATCTATTTGCTGTCGCCGCTTGTACTTTCAATACTTCTCCACTTTGCAATATTAAATCTCTTGTGAGCAATTCTACAGTTGTATTAGCTCCTACTGCTTTTACTTTAAATAATATAAATGTATCACTGCCACTTACTAATTGGACTGTGATTGTATCAGCATTTCCACTATCTTCAGCAACTAATATAGAACTTACTACCGCTGCGTTGAAATCGGCATCACTAGGAACTGTAAACAAAGTTGTTAGATTTGTTGTTGTTAAATCTACCTTTGCGTTTGTAATACCTTGAATATATTGTGGAATACTGGTTATAAGCATTAGCGTCTACCATCCTCCCTAACATCAACTCTTGGCGTACCTAATTTATATTTTGTTCCTAGTGATGTGGAGTCTATCCTTAAAGCAAAAGACCTTCCTCGTAAACGATAATCTAACTTTTGTGTAAATTGCTCCACTGGTGTAGTTGCAGATCTCTGTGTTGTATTCTCTGTAGTTTGATTAAAGTTAGCACCAGGATTGTTTCTTGATTTCATAGTAAATGACACATCAGGATTAACACTTGTAGATCCATTAAATGTTATATCAGGTATGACTTGTTTTAAAGATACAAACTTATCACCATCTCCTATGTCAATAGATGCAGATTCAATAAAAGATGTCATGGCAGATCCATCATCATCAAATCCTACTTCATGGTTATAAAGATATTGATTTCCAGTTGCTTGAGGTAAGTTTCTTATACCTCTATCAAGCCACGCCTGTCTTACCAAAGTGCCATAATACCAAAGTTTTTCAATATAATTATATGCAACATACTTATCAATCTCTGTTCCAGCAGAAGATGGATAGAACCACAATATCTCACCGAATTCAGAGTTTAAACCTACATGAACCTTATCACGCTCTTCAAAATTAAAATCTAAAAATACTTTGTCTTTAACTGTGCATGGCAGTTGTATTGTTTGACCTCCTCCATAAACATAAAAAGTATCAACACCCATCCAATAAACTGCATCTTCAACAGCTATGGCCGAAAACGGACTCATTATAGTTATGTTCTTAGATAGTTCTTGCAGACCAAAAGTAAATGGTGGACCTATAAACTTCATAGCGTGTAGTGTTTTGTTAGTGAAGACTAATATCTGTTGTTTTGTTTCAACAGCTTGTACAAAGGTAGATCCACCACCTAATCTTAAATCACCTGCTGTATTTGTAGCGGTTGGAAAGAAATCCACTGGATTTTCTTGTGATGAGAAGCGGATTAACAAAGGATCTTGCACACCGTCCCCTTGTGTAGCAGACGAATTTGCACCCAAACCATCACAACCAAACACAATTACATGTCTATCTTGGTCTGATACAAGAACTTGTTTTGCTATTGTAGGCACACTTGTTTCTCCAGAATATGTACTTGTTGCACTAAGTTCTATCGCTCTGTTACCTAAACCATTTGTTTTATCCCAATAAAATATACCACCGTCTCTTGCATTAATAATTAAATCTTCACCAAAATTATCATGTGACCATAATCTAATCTGTGCTCCAGGAGTCGTGACACTTGCTGCATTACCCCATCCAACAAAGTCATTGGCAGAATCTGCATTACCAACTGCTAATCTTACAAGAGTGTTATCTGCGTGTGTCGCTGCATCCGTGCCACTTGCACCTCTGGTTGATGGACCTCCACCAGTTCCTAAAGTATTAGAACTTATTGTGCCAACTGTGATTAGTTCCTCTTCTATTAATATTAAATCACCAGCCGTAATTCCTGTTGCACTGTCTACATCTATCGCAGTCTCACTCGCATCTAATGCTTCTGCTAATTGTGTTGCTAAAGCACCAGATGTTGTACCACTCCATTGACCAGCACCCCAACCAGTTCCACCAACTGTTACATCTAATCCAACATTCAACTGGTATGCACCTACAACGCTAGATCCACCATTACCAGTATCAGATGAACTAGCTGCTACACTTGACGTAATTGTATAAGCATTAGAACTTATAATAGAAGCAATTTGAAACTCTGCATTAAGTATTGTTGCTGTAATCGTACCACCTAAAGTTGCTGCACCAGAAAATGTTACAAAATCTTTTTCATTAGCACCGTGTGCTGGATCTGTCACCGTTATTATTGTTGATCCGTTTGTAGCAGAAAAAGTTATATCACCTGCACCTGTAGTATTTCTAATCGGTGTAATGTCATTAAACGTCTGACCCTCTTCTATATAATATTTAAGATGTGTTCCAACACCCATAAAATCAGAACCATCAAGAGCTACCCAGTTATGTAGTCTTCTGGCACTACCTAAATATTGATTAGGACTATATTTTTCCCAACCACCAAACTTTTCTGGAAAACCAAATCTAAATCTTACTTTATCACCATCAACAAATCCACCTTCGGCACTGTAAGATGTAATATCAGATACAATTCCAGGTTTAAATTTCAAAGCTGTCATAGGCATTATAAAGCACTCGCTGATAAAGTTCCAGTATAAGCACTAGTATTAATGCTACCAGTGCCACTATTAACTTCTGCTAAAGCAAAAGGTTGACTACTTCCGTTTGTACCAGATATTGTTCCAGTAACATTAAAAGAACCATCTGTAGAATCTGATCTTGTAACTACGGCTGTTGCTCCTGCACTAACTGTAACACCATCATAAGGATCTGCACCAGATAAAACACACGATATTGTTAAATTATTTGTAAAAGTTAATACTCTATTATTTTGAGTTGATGGTAGCTTTATCCACATTCTTAAATTTCCTGACATTGGTGTTACACTTTCGCCTTGCCTCACATAAATAAATTGATGAGGATTGCCTGATGCACAATTTTGATAAAAGACAGGTGTACTACCAACATATGACGAAATCCCTGCATTAATTATACTTGTGCCTGATCCACAACTCCGAGGTATACTAATTGTGGCTCCAGAGGGTGCAGAACTAACCGATTGAGAAGTAGCTCCCAAAAACAAAGTACCAGAAGTAAAATTACCACCACCATTTAAAGATGAGTTAGCATTTTGAAAAGCAGCAGGAACATCAGAATCATTCCAAGTAACAGTTGCTATAGGAACACCACTACCAAAAGAGGATCCTCCATCTGTAAAATTTCTATCAAGAGAGGCTGTTGTTGTAGTATCTGTCGTAGATGTTGAAACAACTAAAGTTGAACTATCACTATTACTAAAAGTGGTTGTGCCTGTGTGACTTGTTGAACTTTCTGAAGCAGTAAAAGTTTTTAAAGTGCATTGTACATTACCACTACCTTTTAACTCCAATGTAGTGCTTGAGTTGGTTGTTAAAGGTGATCCAGAAGAGTTAGTAATATTATTTCCATTTGTATCTAGTATTATTTTTTTGTGTGCAGAATCATCACTAAGACTTAAATTACCAGATATATTATCTGTTAATCTAAAGAACTGTATTGGTAACTTAGTTTTAGTGCCTGCTTTATCATTTAAACTTCCTGCTGAACTTACTTCAGTAAATCCTACGTTTGGCATAAATGGTATTGTCATATGTCACCTAGTATTTAATTGATTCAATAAAAGTAAAAATTGTTCCGTTTTGATTTATCGCAAATGCAAAAGAAGCAGAACTGCCAAGCGATACCCCTTGTGAGTTAGAAGGATAAGCAACAGTCATGGTATTACTTGAACTCGTTTTATCAAGAATAATATATTGACCTATGGCTAAACTTCCTATAGCTAATGTTACTGTAATATTACCACCAGATGTATCAACTCTTTGATAAATAGATTTTGCAGAAGAAGGTGTAAGTGTTCCAGTGCTTGTGATTGCAGAAGGAACTAAAAAAGCATTAGCATTGTAATAGGTACTCATGTCTGTTACAGCAACTTGTTTCATTGTTCCTGCATCGTTAAATATAACTCTATCAGCATCAACAACTGTGGTTGATGTAGCTGATGTATCACCATCTATAATATTTAGTTCTGCTGCTGTAGATGTTATGGCAGTGCCACCTAGTCTAAGTGTTGCCACATCGAGTGCATCTGTTACATCAGTTACGGCTGCACCAGATCCTGCACCATCTGCAAATATAATTTTCTTCGATCCAGCAGCTACAGATACATTACCACCAGATCCTTGTGTAAAGGTAACAGTCTGACTTGTGCCGTTCTGTACTATGTAAACTTTGTCTTGATCGTTAGGAGATATAGTTATTGTGTTTGTGCCAGATGGAGATCCACCTAAAACAAGAACTTTAAAACCACCGTCTGATAATGTGCCATCACTGGTTGTTAAAGTATGGCTTGTTCCAGATAAGGTTATTGCTCCTACACCATTGATAGCTCTGTCTAGTATATCTAGGTTGTTGTTTGTAGTTGTACCCCATGTACCAGCTTGTTCACCAGCACCTATCTTTTCAACTCCTATGTTTGATGTATATGTACTTGCCATGCTTACCTCACT